TAAAGTTACCGACAATGGGTTAGAACTCAAAGCAAAAATTTCTAAATCTGCGCCGGATCATGTGGCGCAATTAGTAAAAGAAGGCATTCTTGGAGCTTTTTCTGTTGGTTTCCGAGTCAAGGATGCTGATTATATAACGGAAACTGACGGATTAAAGATTAAGGATGCTGAGTTGTTTGAGGTATCAGTTGTATCTGTACCATGCAATCAAGCAGCAACTTTTTCTCTGGCGAAATCGTTTGACTCTCAAGAAGAGTACAATGAATTCAAGAAAACTTTCACCAATCGTGTAGATCTAGCCGGTCAGTCTCTGGCTAAGGATGAAAATTCATCGGTAGCTAGTGAAACACCGGACGAAGCGGAAATTTCCGTGAAACAGGAGATCAAAATGTCGGAAGAAGTAAAAACTCCCGAAGTCGACTTGGAAGCTTTTGCGAAGAAAGTGGCAGAAGAGACTGCTGCTAAGATTGCAATGAAGCAAGCCGAGCAAAAAGCTGCCGAAGAAAAGGCAGCACAAGAAGCTGCTGAGAAAGCTCAGGCAGAAGCCGAAGCAAAAGCTCAGCAGGAACAAGAAGTACAAACAGCTATTAAGGTTGGTGTCGAGTCAGGCGCTGATCGTTTGATGGCTGATGTTGAAGCCAAGCTATCTGAAAAAGATGCTAACATGGCAGAAGTCATCGCTCAATACAAGCGTGACCTCGAAGAGAAGAGCGAAGAGCTCGAGAAGATGCGTGAGTCTAAGCGTGTATTCGCTGATCGTGCAAATCCTGCCGATCTTGAGAAGCATTCAAAAGAGCTGATGTATGCCCATATGTTGGGTGTATTCACTCAGAAAGGCTGGGACACCAAGTACGGTCGTGCAACTCTTGAAAAAGCTGGTATGGATTACCCCAACTCTGGTAACCCAGGTACTCAGCCCAACATCGCTACTAGCGTACAAACTGCTCTTGAGAAGGAAGTTCAGTTCCAGTATCGTCTGGCACAAGCTTTCCGTGAGTTGAACATGAACTCTCAGTCCATGATTCTTCCTCTGCAGAGTGACACCTCAAAGGCTGTCTTCTCTCAAGGTGGTGAGAATGCTCGTTTCACCGGTTCTACAACTGGTGTAACTAATGATGGTGTAAATGGTACAGGTACTGCAGGTACTTTTGACGTAGATCAAATTATCCTTACTGCTCACCGTATGATTTCTACTACGTTCCTCGATAATCACATTGATGAAGAGATTCTTGTAAATCTTCTTCCCATGATGACCGAGAACGTTGCACGCGCTCATGCTCGCGCAGTAGACGATATGGTTCTTAATGGTAACACTACACCTGCTATCTCTGGTCTTGCTAATATGTCTACTGTACCTGCCCTTAGCGCAGCTAATCAGGTTACTCTTGGTTCTACCGCAGTAACTGCTCTTACTGCTGCCGCATTGCTGGAAGCTCGTGCTGCAATGGGCAAGTTTGGTCTGTCGCCCAGTGATGTTACTTATGTAGTATCACAAGCACGTTACTATGATCTGATCGCAGATCCTGGTTTCGCAGACATCACGGATGTCGGTTCTGATGTAGCAACCAAGCTGGTTGGTGCTATCGGTTCTGTGTATGGTTCGCCCGTACTCATCTCTGATAACTTCGCAGCAGAAGCAAATGGTGTAGACATTGCGTACGCAGTCAACACTTCTAACTTTGTTATTCCTCGCCTTCGCGGTGTGAATGTTGAGCAAGATTACGAAGTACGTGAGCAGCGTCGTATAGTTGTTGCTAGCCAATCTCTCGGCTTTGACCGATTGTTTGGTGGCAAAGTAGCTAATAACCCTGCCGCAATGGCTGTTAAAGTAATTACCTAATATTAGGTTTTTATGGACTGGGGAGGCACGCCTCCCCAAGTTTTTACTAATACATTTATGGCTAAAAATCTTATAACACTGCAAGAATATAAGGATATGGAAAGAATTTCCAATCCAAAGGACGACTATAATTTAGATCGTCTAATAGTCTCTGTAAGTGCATTAGTAAAAACTTATTGTGCCACAAGTTTTGTAGACTTTTACAACACAAATAAGGTTGAAACTTTTCATCATAAATGGGCAACTGATATTCTGCAGTTAACTGAAACTCCTTTAGTTTCTGTCAGCTCTGTAGAAGAAAGAAATAATTTATCCTCTGCTTATACTACTTTAGTAGTAGATGAAGATTATTATTTAGACTTCGATACAGACAGTATTTTTCGAATATCTACAACAGGTGCTTCTAAAAACTGGGCAATGGGTCCCGGGGCTGTAAAAGTTACATATAGAGCAGGGTACTCTTCCTGCCCTCTTGATTTAAAACTTGCAGTTATTGATCTTGTAACTTATTATGCAAGAGATGAATATAAAGAACGACGAACTCTTGCAGGAGCAACCTTGCAAAATCCTCAATCTGCTCGTCAAGATAGTAGTGTAGCTTTTCCAGACCATATTAAGCGCGTACTAGATTTATATAAAAACTTTTAATGAGTAAACAGCTTATAAATAAGTTATTTGCAGAAGCGTATGATATAGATGTAGGCAATCCTAAGTTTAGAAAAAGACTCCTAGAGACAGCAAGACGAAGTGTAAATAGATCTGGACTTCACTTACTTGAACTTACTATTGAGGATTTTGAGCAGCTAATTTTATATAATTATGTAACTATTATACAAAACAGTGCAGTACGAACAGAAAGAAAAAAGATTGCGTCTAGAACAAATGTTCCCTTAAATAAAGTAGGTCAAAAAGAAGGCGCAGATGTAATTTTAGCAAAAGAGTCTAGTAATGAGTTAAAAAAAGAAGCAAGAGAAATTGCAGAAAAAATATTCAATACATTTGAAAAAGATTATAATAAGTTAGTAAATATTGACGCCCATAAAGTTTATAAAATAAGTCCAACTGCTTTAGAAGTACTACAGCCAAAAAACGATGTTGAAAAAACAAGAATTGCTTTTGTTTCTTCATTTATGAAAGCTGCTAAAGGCAGCCCTAGGCTTTCTAAGTTACGAGGGGGAAAAGCCAGAGCATTTCAAACACGAACTCAGTTTCACCACAAAGAAAGAACGGTAGGAACTGATATGGCCCAAACTTTAGCCGATCAATTTAAAAAAACTAGCATTAAAATTCCGCCTGAAGCAAGAAAAAGAGCAGTAAAAGTTATAGAAAATATTATTCGAGGTATTTCTTATAACTGGGAAAAAGTTGATACACCTAAAGGTAGATACGCAAGAATAACAGGTACTCTAGGCCCTAGAGCTTTAAACCAGCCGGGCGATGAGCCAGGGGATTGGAGGAATCTAGGCCCCGAAATAGAACAAGCTTTATTTGAAAACTTGCAAGATTTGGGAGGAGACTTTGCTACAAAACAAGGGAGCCAACCTGTAGATGAAAGATTAGCTCAAACCTTAGTAAATGAAGAAATACTCGATGGCCTACTAGGAAGAAAACGTGTAAAAGGTAAAAAATATAAAGTAGATAAAGGGCCCAATAAATCAACACAAAGAAGTAAATCGAAACAAAAAAGAAAACCAAAAGGCGCATCTCCTATGATGGCAGCCTCTAAGTTAAAAAGAACTTCTAAGCGTAATCAGCAGCAGCAATTTTCACAAATAAGACTATTAGGTATTTTAAATTCTCAATTACCTAATGTAGTTAGAGACAATATGGGAGATCCTGCTTTGAATTATCAAACAGGAAGATTTGCTTCAAGTGTAAGAGTAACGGATATTAGTTCTACCCCACAAGGGTTCCCAAGTATTGGCTATACTTATGATAGAGATCCTTATGAAACGTTTGAAGTAGGAAATCGTCAAGGCTCTATAGAAAGAGACCCACGAAGGCTAATAGATAAATCTATTAGAGAAATAGCAGTATCCTTTGCTCTAGGAAGATTCTACACTCGGAGAGTATAAATGACTTATCATGCAAGACGGTATAGTACTCGTCGAATGGCAATAGTAAATGCTTTAGTAGATAAACTTAAAGCAATAGATGGAAACGGGGGTTTTCATACTAATCTCTTTAATAATGTCCACCCAAGATTAAAATTTTGGGATGAAGTAACAGAATTTCCTGCCCTACATTTAAACGCAGGAAATGAAACTAGAGAGTACCAAGGCGGGGGCTATAGAGATAGATTTTTAACAGTAACGGTACGTTGCTATGTAAACGAAGAAGACGCTGTAGAAGCGTTAGAAAAACTGTTAGAAGATGTAGAAACCGTAATTGAAGATAATAGTAGGCTCGAGTATATTGATAATCAGCGGCCTACAGGAAATACACAATATACTCATCAAATCTCTATCATCAATATTGATACAGATGAAGGAGTACTTGAACCATTGGGCGTAGGAGAGATTCTACTAGAGGTTCGATACTAGAAAATACTGACACGAATCAAAGGATTCACGTTCAAGTCTTTTCAAGCTACATAGGAGAAAACTATGCCAGCGGCAAATTTACAACTGAGTAGAAATACTCACGTTTATCTTGAAAAAGATCAAACAAATTTAACAACTTTGGTTGGTGGAACAGCAATAGCTGATCAAGGCACCCATCTTTGGCAGATTCCTGTATTGGATGGGTTTTCTTTTAGTCAGTCTGTTGCAACTTCAGAAATTGCTCTGAACGAAATGGCAAAAAATACGGCTTTGGAAACTCGCAGAGGCAGAGCAATGTTTAATGATGCTCTTGAACCTGCAGAGTGGAGTTTTACTACGTATGCTCGCCCCACTAGCATAGGGGGCGCAGTAGAGGAAGCTCTATGGGCTAGCTTTATTGGAAACACTACTTTTGTTGCAAACGCATCCCCCACTACAAGCCCCGGCGATTGGCGTCGTCTTTCAGATGATGGTAATGCAGGTGTAACTAGAAGCACTTCTGCTCCTGTATCTGCAACTTTTGATTTTGAAGATTCAAATACAGTTGAATTGGGTACTTTCAATCTTTACTTTGTTCTTGGGGGATGTGCTCCAGGTGCAAACGACGCAGCTTTCGCAAGTCCTAACGGACAAACTGTGTATAAAATGTCAAACTGTGTTGTAAATTCGGCAACTGTTGAGTTTGATATTGACGGAATTACTCAAATTACTTGGAGCGGGTTTGGCACTCTTCTCGAGCAAATTGCAATGAGTACTACGGGTGCTACTATTTATGATACTGCATTTAATGCTTCAAGTGCTCTTAAAGTTGGTACTACTACAACAGATAACTTTATTAAGAATCGCCTTACAACTCTTGCTGTAACCACTACAAATCTAGACCAAGATCCTGGCGCTCCAAATGAGTATGATGATACTTATAGTCTTACTCTTACTGGAGGAAGTATTACGTTTGAAAATAATATTACATTCTTGACTCCGGAAGAACTGTGTCGAGTAAATGTTCCAATTGGTCATGTTACTGGTACTAGATCGATTTCTGGAGCGTTTACCTGTTATCTAGATGACTCTGGTTTGAAAACTGACGCAGGTCTTAGTGCAAATGCGGGAACAGGCACTATTCATACTAGCTCAGAACTTTTCCGAGACTTGTCAGCTTCAACAGGAGTTACTAGTAACCGATTTGATCTTTCATTCTCTGTAGGAGGCTCCCTTGCCCCACGCGTAGAATTTAATTTTGATAACTGCCATCTTGAGATTCCAACTCATGGAATCGAAGATGTTATCTCTCTTGAGACAAATTGGCATGCACTGCCTTCCAGCTTAGATACAGCAGATGAAGCCACCGTTACTTACGTTTATTCGGCGTAATCTTTGTTAAAGGGGCTTCGGCCCCTTTTCACCTTTTAAAAATTTTTCTTGACATTTATGGTATAATGTATTATACTTATAATTCAAAAATAAAATATTCTTTTACATGAGGTCGTATTTAATGAGTGATTCCCCAATTTCTCTCTCGAGTCTAATGACTCCAAGCAAAACAGTTACAATGGATTACCCGGGATTTCCGGATTTCACTGTTGATGTTACTTATTTAGCTCGCGAAGAACTTCTCAAACTTCGTAAGCGTTGTGTTAGCACAAAGTTCAATCGTAAAACTCGTCAGCCTGAAGAAGAGCTGAACGAAGATATGTTTTTAGTTGAGTATGTAAAAGGCGTTATTAAAGGCTGGTCTGGCCTAAAATTTCGATACCTAGAAGAGCTTCTTTTGGTAGATGTGGCAGAGCTTGACCCTGATGATGAACTTCCTTTTACTCAAGATAACGCAGAGCTTCTTATGAAGAACTCTGGAGATTTTGATACATGGATTACCGAGGTTGTTGGTGACCTTGAAAATTTTACTGGGAACAAGTAGCGGAAATACAAAAGCTACTAGAACGTCATGCAAAACAAACAGATTCTAAGATAGATATTGAAAAATATCTTACAATTTGTGAACAACTAGGTCAAGAACCTGATCCTACTAAAATGCCGCTCGAACTCTCTGATTTTCCAGAGGAAGTTCAAGTGGCATTTTTTATATTAGGACTTCTACCAGACCGCTACGAAGGGATGAGTGGAACGTATTTAGGAAAACTTTGGGAAGGAGTAGAATTTTTATTCGATGTATATCAAGTAAGTGATAAAACAACAGTTTTATATTTTATGAAAATGTACGAAAATATAATAGTTGCAGAAAAGTTAGATAAAGCTGAAAAAACTAGAAAACAAGCAGAGCGACAAACAAAAGCAGGCGGTGGAAAACAGTTCACCCATAATGTAAAAGGCTAATGGCAAAAAAGATACAAATTGATATTGAAGTCAATGGCAAGATGCAAAAAGCCACGCTCTCTGCAAAAAAGCTGGAGCAAGCCTTAGAGGGAGCAGATAATGCTGCAGACGGCCTATCCACTTCTGCCAGGAGTGCAGATCGTAGATTAAAAGGAGCTGCACAAGCTTCTGCAAATGGAACTAAAAACTTTTCTAAAATGGCTCAAGGTATAACGGGAGGACTTGTTCCTGCGTATGCAACTCTTGCGGCTAACTTGTTTGCATTAAGTGCTGCATTTAACTTCTTTAAAAATGCAGCTGAGTTAGATAATTTAGAAAAAAGCCAACTTTCTTTTGCGCAAACAACAGGTATTGCAATGGCTTCTGTAACTAATGGGTTAAGAGAAGCAAGTCAAGGTATGTTGGGGTTTAGAGAAGCCGCGCAAGCAGCCGCAATCGGTACTGCAAAAGGGTTTTCTCCCGAGCAGCTTAATAAATTAGCAGATGGTGCTATGAGAGCTTCAGTTGCTCTTGGTCGAGATTTTGCAGATGCATTTGATAGATTAATTCGTGGTGTGTCAAAAGCAGAGCCAGAATTGTTAGACGAATTAGGTATTACTCTTCGCTTAGAAAGAGCAACTAAAAGTTACGCAGATGCTTTAGGGTTAGAAGCAAAAGCTCTTACCGAAGCACAAAGAAGCCAAGCTGTATTACTTGAAACTCAAAGACAGTTGGATGAAATTTTTCAAAATGAAGCTGCTGCAAATCCCTTTATAAAGTTAGACAAAGCATTTGAAGATTTAATCAAAACTGTAACTCAAAAATTTCTTCCTATTGTATCTGGAATTGCAGATATTATCTCTAATAATATTGCAGCAACTATTACAGTTTTTGGATTATTTAGTTTATCTATACTTAAAGCGGCCTTTAATCTATCAGGATTACAAGACAAAGTAAACCAGTGGGCGCAATCTCATAGTCAAGCAGCAACCAAAGCTAAGGAAGAAATGCAGGCTTATGCAGCTCAGATCGAACGTTCTGAAGCTGCGCAGAAAAAATTGAAACAGGCCGCTAAAGCTAGCTTACAAAGTTCGGCAAAAACAGCATTAGGTCAAGGGTCAACTAGTTCGTTATTAAAGCAAGTAGCTGCTGGCGGAATAGATAGTCTTGCAAAAGTAGATCAAGCTAATTTAAAAAGATTTTTAAAACAAGCGGAACAAAATGTTGATGCTTCTGGACGAGTAATGTCAGGAGTATTCAAAGGGGTACAACAATCTGTTATTCAAGATATGAATAATGCCTTAACAACTATAGAAAGTAGAGTTAAGGTTACTGAAGGAAGATGGAAGCTAAGTGTTAAAAACATATCCGTTGCTTGGAAGGCGGGAATGGCAGGCATGGTTGCTGCAACACGAACTGCTACAACTGCAATGATAAATACGGCGAATGCAGTTGGAAATGCTTTTATGAAAGTCGTAAAACTATTATCCATTGTAGGACTTGGACAAATATTCGCAACTATGGCAGTGGATTTTACTTCCTCTTTAGGAGGAATGCTTCAAAAAGTTGCAGACTTTTTTGGCGTGGGAGACTGGTATAAAGATTCGGGGCTAGGAAAAGCTCTGGCTGAAACAAAACACTTAATAGAAGAAAATAAAAAATTAAAAGCTTCTAGTGAAAGCGTTTCAACCGCTATTCAAAATATGGCCGGAGATATAGACGGTGTTGTAAAGGGCATGCAAAAAGTGCAGCAGCAAGGAGTCGCGTCTTTAAAAGCAGGGGATGAGGAAGATGCCCTCGCAGCTTTTGCAAAACAAGATCGTTTAAGAGTGACTGCTATGGCAACATTACCGCTAGAAAGTGTAATGGATAAGATTACAGACATTGCTCGTATGCAGGCCAGAGGTGCAACAGATGAAGCCGCAAAACTTTTAGCAGAATTAAATCCTGAATTAGAAAAATTAGCAACTATTTCTCCTAGAGTTGCACAAATATTACAGCAGCCCGTAGGTACTTGGGCAGAATCCTTTGCGGAACTACAAAGTTCGGCAAATGATAGTTTAGCAACTTTAACTTCTTTTGAAGAGCAATTAACAGGTCTTGAAGATGCAATGCGAGATCCTAGTGATCCGGCGTCTCTTTCAATGAAAATACTACAAATTCAAAAGACACTTAAAGATGCTCAAAACAAAATAGGGCCAGGCGCTTTATCCGAAAAACTTCAAAAAGATTTAGATGCTCTTTCTGAAAAGATGGGAATGACAAATGATCAATTTTTAGCATTTGTACAGGATGAAGTCTCAAGAAGAAGAGACAGTATACGATTAGGAAGAGAGGAGGCTACTCAACGAGAAAGAACTGCTGGAATGTTAGATAAGTTTAGTAAAGCGAGACAATCATTTTTAGATGATGAACTGGCTAGAATGGTTTCAATTGCTTTAAAAGAAGACGAATTAAGGTATTTAGTCAAAACTCGAGCTTTGCTGAGCGCAGAGGAAGTAGCTGCACGAGACGAAGCAATATATGCATTAGAGCAGCAAATTAAACAAGAACAAGACATACTTGATATAAAACGAGAGCAAGAAACAGTCGCAATGAAACTAAGAGCTCTTGATCAACAAACAGATTTATTACAAAAAGAATTACAGCTAACGCAAGCAGCAAAAACTTTGAATGATGTTATCAGTAAACGGCTACAAATGGAACAAGACATAGCCGATTTAAAAGATAGACAACTTCAAAGAGATATAGCTGCAGCAAGTCGAGAAAGAAGTCGTACTCCAATGATGGGAGGCTTCATCAATGAAGGGCTAACATTAAAAGACCAAATAGCTGCACAAGAAGCTTTAATAGCTCGTATGGAGCAACAGTCTGCAGCGCAACTAGCCGCAAAACATCAAGCAATTGATCTAGAATACGATCTTTTAGAGCTACAAACAGATCTTGAAGCAACGAGACTTCGACGATTAGCTTTGGAACGCTCGGAAGCATTGAGGCAAGATGGTTTAGACCCCGAACAAGATTCTCTTGTTGCAAGAACAGACGAAATGGCCGGTAGGCTAGAAAACCAAGCGGATGCTTATGGAGACACTGGCGAAGGCTCTATGCGGGAGACTGCAAAAACACTAGCAAGTTCTCAAGTAGCTGATGGGCTCGCAGCTGCAAATGAGCAGCTAGATAATATGAAGCAGAAATTAAACGATACTTTTGGAGATGGTGAGCTTCAAGAATATATGTCTAATATGCCAGATACTCTTACTTCTGGGTTTACAGATGCATTTATGTCCATTATGGATGGCACTAAATCAGTAAAACAAGCTTTCGGAGAAATGGCAAAAGCAATTATTGCTGATATTATGAGAATAATAATTAAGCTTCTGATTCAAAAAGCAATTATGGCTGCTATGGGAATGGCAGAAGGTGGAGTTGCCACTCCCAATGGCCCAGGTATGAGATACGGCGGAATTGTCAAGCCTCGAGGATATAGGTACGGCGGCTACACAGAAGCGCCTCAAATGGCAGCAATTGGAGGTGTATTTAAAGGACCAAGTGCAGGGTATCCTGTAATTATGCATGGCACCGAAGCTGTAGTACCTCTTCCAAATGGAAGAGAGATTCCTGTTGAAATGAAAGGTGGCGGCGGTCAAAATAATAACGTAACAGTAAATATTAGTATGGATAACTCTGGTGCTGGAAGTAGAACTCAATCTAGCAATGGGCAAGATGCAAATCAATTAGGGAATGCAGTTGCCGCAGCAGTACAGAGAGAACTTCAAAATCAAAAAAGAGCAGGAGGCATTTTAAGCCCCTACGGAGCAGCGTAAATGGCAGCAATAGTTTCAGCAACAGCGCCCTCTAATCCAAGCAATGGAGATTTATGGTTTGATGACGTAAATCTTCGTATGTACATCTATTATGATGATGGCAATACGCAGCAATGGGTAATTACCGGTCCCACAGGATTGAAGGGAGATACAGGTAGTGCAGGACCACAAGGCCCTACAGGTGCCGCAGGAGGCTCAGGAGTAGCTGGACCAACGGGGCCACAAGGACCACAAGGGCCACAAGGACCACAAGGACCACAAGGGCCTATTGGTATAGGAACAACTGGACCACAAGGCCCTATTGGAGCTACCGGCCCTGTCGGTCCTCAAGGGGATAAGGGAGATGATGGCCCAATTGGATTAACAGGACCTCAAGGCCCTGCCGGACCTACTGGACCTCAAGGACCACAAGGAGATAAAGGTGATACTGGAGCAACTGGAGCAACTGGTCCTGCTGGAGCTTCTGTAACTGGACCTACCGGACCCGCAGGACCTCAAGGTCCCACTGGAAATGATGGAGCAGAGGGGCCGGAAGGACCACAAGGACTAACAGGACCACAAGGCCCTACAGGTCCTGTAGGACCCGCCGGACCCGCCGGACCTATTGGATTAACAGGCCCTGCAGGACCGCAAGGTCCCATAGGCAATGATGGACCCCAAGGAGATACTGGAGATACAGGACCCGCTGGACCTGCTGGACCCGCTGGACCCGCTGGGCCTACCGGAGCTACCGGACCCGCTGGACCTACTGGACCAATAGGAAACACAGGACCTACCGGACCACAAGGTCCTCAAGGACCCGCTGGGCCTATAGGCAATGATGGTCCCCAAGGAGATACAG